GCCCGTAGGAGGGTCTGTAAAGGATAGGGTGCCACTTCCATTTGTTTTGAGTAACTGTCCATTTGTTCCATCAGATACGTTTAATCTTGCTATGTCTACTGCATTATCCGCTATTGCTGCCGCGGTTACTGCATCATCATCTATCTTTGCAGCTGTAATCGCATCATTCGCTATTTTACCTTCTGTAACATTTAGGTCTGTTATCTTGATTGTTGTAATCGCATTTGTTGCTAAGTCATCTGCTACGATTGTACCATTTACTATCTTTGCTGATGTTACTGTGTTGTCGCCCGGTGTTAGACCGTCCGAGTTGATAAGTAAGTTTGTAGGACGATAAGGGTAAACAAAAATAACATTTGAACTCTCAACATATACTATTGGTTGAGATATCGCTGGCTCTGTACTCACGAGTCCACCAGCTGCTGCGGCACTTAAATAGTACCACTGTCCAACTGTTAGCCCGTGAGAGCTTATTGTAAACCTTCCTGACTGTGCGACTGTAAAAGTATTTGTAGCCGCTTCAGTTACTATACCAAGTGCTAAAGTTGATGCAGCATTTGCTTGCGCTTTTACCCATGCTGAACCATTATGGCGAATGGCATCTTTTGCTACGAACCCGTGACTATTCTGAGTCACCTCTGTAGTAGAGCCTCCTGCTCCCCCGCCACCGATCTCAATTATATTATTCGAGTTGTCTCGAACATATAACTTTTTATCAGCGGTGTTGATTGCAATTTCGCCCTCTACAATGTCTGAAGTAGTAGGAGCGCCTGCCGTAAACTTCCGCTTTGGCTTAATTACCATTGCCATCGCTATCTCCTATTAAGAATAAGTTCCGCCGTCTACTGCGTTTGTCCATGAAATCGTATCAGAAGCTGCGGTATATAATAAAAACTTGTCTGTTGATCCGCCTCCGTCTACGGCTGTAAGTACGTTTGCTGTATTTGCTGCAAGTATCGAACCTTTTGCAACTGCTGAGATTCCTGTTCCGCCATCTGCAACCGCAAGATCAGTAATGCCTGTTATTGATCCACCTGTGATTGCTACACTTGAGTCTTCCAAGTGCGCGACAAGAGTTGCTACTGCATAGCCTCCTCCTGAAGTATTTACAGTAGTGCCTGGCTCCGCTTGTAAATCTCTAAATAGCTTGAATTTTTCATCACTTGCATCTCGGAAAAGACCTGCGTACTCATCTTGTGATCCTGAAGTATCATACAAACCATAGAATCCAATATCTACAGCATCGCTTGAGTTGTTTCCAGTTGCAAGAGAAAGCATTGAGTCCGCTACATTCACAGTAGTAGAAGATACAGTAGTAGTTGTACCTGATACTGTAAGATTTCCAGAGATTACTACATTTGTGGGCAGTCCAATATTGATTTTATTATTCGATACAGTAGTTTCAATCTCGTTTGCTGTACCTTCAAAAGTAAGAGTATCAGTGCCGACTGTTACAGTATCATTTGAACCACTATCTGCAGCGATTGTAAGAGCGCCACCAACAGTAGCCCAACTAAGAGTACCTGATCCGTTTGTTTGAAGAACCTGTCCATTACTACCTGCTCCGTCTGGTAGTGTTAATATTGTATCATTAGTTACTGCGGCAGGAGCACGAATATCAATAGTATTACTTCCGTTTGCAGTTTGCTCAAGAAGTTTTAGTCTTCCTTGATTTTTTATCTGTAACTCATCTATTTGTGAGTTCGAGTCCGTTATAATAGCACTGCTTGCAGTAAGATTTCCTGCGGTATGGTCAAGCATATCCATGAAGTGCTTACCACCAATAATCTCTGGAGTATTTCCACCGCCACTTACATTACCAATCGCAAGACGTTTTCCATAGGTTCCGTTGTCCCCATAGGCATAGAAAAGCTCACCCTGAGATACCGTTGTCGGTTTCCCTGTGCCCGTGCTTCGTTTAATTTGAATTGTTTGAGACATTTATTGCTCCGAATATCCTAGTAGGATCCTGCGTCTATTGTATCTGAGTCGGGTGAGATGTTTCCTACCATTATAGGAACCCATGCAAAGTTCCCTGAACTCGTTTCTCTATAGACTTTTAATTGGTCGTCGTCTGTGTCATACCAAGTATCTCCTTCTGACACAGTTGAGCCAGACGGAGCAGATGTACCACGAAAATTTTGATCTGCTAACCCTTGTAAAACCGTTTGCAAGTTTGTAGACGTAATCGTATTATATGCGCTAACAGTTACATTGTTTGCTGTAATTTGTCCAGGAACTTCAAAGGGAACAGCAAGAGTATATGCTTGAACTTCAGTTACATCATCAGTCAGAGTAATAGTTAGTGTATCGCCAGAAGCATTGACTTCTGTAACATTCTCTGTAACTTCCAAAGTAGTTTGTGCACTCATCGTGTTACCTCAGGAGTAAGAGTTACATCTCCCTGTATTATTCGTTTTACAATGGAATCATTTGCAGTAAATATTTCTAAATCATAAACATATTGTCCTGCTGAAATACCCGAAGAAGTCGCTGCAGGTAACTGCATTTTTAATGCTCCATTCGCTGCATTTGTTACAGTAACACTAAAAGTGGCAGAAGCTGAACTAGCATCCACAGACGTACGCAGCTGTGCCCGACCCGAGTAATTACTCAAGTTTAAAGCTGTTCCTCCTTGCTTAATCACCAAGTCCAACGCAAAGTCGGAGCCTTGGTCGATTACTAAGTTATATGTTCCCGCACTCATGTATTTTCTCCATTTTGAAATTATATCTCAAAGGACATGCTTAGTCAAGTTTTATTTTTCGGTTGGTTATACTGAGAGGTCTCCAATCTTAACTCTCACAGTTCCCGAATCTGTAATAGTAATTTGTTTTTTACCCGCATCGCCTGCATTCGTATCCAAAGTAATGTTTGAAGTTCCGCTTGCTCCAACAATACTACTTGTACCTACTGTCCAACCTCCTACTGAGCCTGCTGTTTTAGCTCCGCTATTTGTGGCTAAAGAGGTTGCTGTTATAGCTCCGTTTTTGGCTATCTTAAACACAGAATTATTACTACTATCTTTTACTTCAAAAATAGGTTCGCTTGCTACTGTAGGTAATACTAAGTTTAATTTTGTTCCTCCTGTTCCGCTTGCAAAACCCGCAGATTCTATAGACCCTGTTTTAATACTACCGCCATCTATAGTTGTAACGGCAGCGCCATCTTTGTTAAATTGATTTGTTCCGTTATTAAAGGTTACTACACCTGAAAAAGTCGTGTGTGCGACAGCGGCAGTTATATAGTCTACTGTTACAGTATTTGTGGTTAAACCTGCACTTGGATCTGTGTAAGAATACCTTGATATCCAGTAAGAATAAGTACCCGCAACCTCTACAATGTAAGGTTCATTCTGGTATGCTACATTTGTTGGGCTAAGAGTACCTGTTATTGTCCCAGAAGTAAAGTTGTATGTACCACCACCTGAATTGTTGCCAGGAAAAGGGCTAGTAGCGCCTGCGGCTGCTCGAAAATAAATATATCCTTGAACACTTCTTTTTCCTGATGGCCCGGGCGTTGTTGAAGTAGGGCCTTGTGCACCTTGCTTTGACTTTGTAACCGTCTGAGTAGTAGTGATTGTTTTTATAGTACCTGCTTGCTTATATTTACAAGTATAAGTTATAACTTCTTGATTTTCTTCATTTCCTGTTGTTGAATGAGTACCAATAGTTACAACATTACTATTATTTGCGGTTGGGCCGCCAATGGTAAGGTCACTTCCAACTACTGCTGCAGATTCTACATACCACTCCTTATTGCTATGATTTTCCGTCGGATCCTTTCCGTAAGTTCCATTTGTCTTTCCAATATAAGTATATACAACTCCACCCACGATTAGTTCAAGAGTTGTTCCGCTTTCAGGTATAGTAGTTGCAGCACTTCCTCCAATTGCTCCATTCACATCAGTTGCATAAGTATGCGCATGGTTTGAGTTTACAAGTGATACACCACCAGAACCTGTTTTTACACCAATAAAAGAAATACTATCTGTTGCTTCGACAGAAGCAGGAGCATCCCCAGAGCTATAACTACCTGGTTTCTCTCCGACTTCCACAAGCAGAACTTTTGGCCAGTTTGCTTTGCTATAAGTAATTGGAACAGTTGAATATGCAAATGTAGCTGCAGAAGTTCCTGAGGTGTCTGTCCATGCACCCGCAGATCCACCATCAAAGGTAAATCGATATAAAGGATCTGTAAAGTTACGTGCAGTTGCAGTAACATCTATATCACCATCTCCGCTACCTGTATAAGACGGATTCTCTCCTTCTTCGTCATAGATTATTGAATAGTCCTCTGAGTCTAGGGTAACAGTTTTTCCGTCTGCTCCGATTGAGCCGTCTTGTACTTTTATAATTCTAAAAGTTTTAGAAAGAGTATTACTACTATCAGAGGATTCTCTTACTGCTACCGTGAACTCAAGAGGTGACTTGTCGCCCATAGCTATATCACTACTTCCGTTATGTAGTGTTTTAGTTAGGGTCTGACCACTAACTCCCGTTGTGCCAAAACTACCATCCGCACTTGTACTTACACCAGAAAAACCTGCTCCCGTTACTTGAAATTCAGGAGCATCATATGCAAGTGCTGTAGCGGTAAGAGTAATAGTAGCATTATTTTGTAGTGCGCCTGCAGAGTTATAATTTAATGCACTTATATTTAAGTCAGGAATTACTGCTCGTAATCCTGTAAGCGTCATATCAGTTACAAGACGAATTGGAGTATGAGTATAGGTGCCACCAGAGCGGTCAATCCTAGCAATTACCGCATCGTTCTTAGGATCTGTTCGCAAAGCGTTTCGTGCTATTGCTTTAGCTTCATCTACACTTGTAAGGTCTCCGTCTGTCGTATTTAATTTAACATCCGTAAACAACACATCATTACTTTCAATAAATGCAACCCTACCTGCAAAGTAGGTATTGGATGCGGTTTTTACTCGAATAATATCTCCTATTTGGAATCGAGAGAAAAAATTTGTTGTTCCGTCTGACTTCTCAACCTTGTTACTACGTTTGTGTAACTTAACTCTTGCATCGGCGTTATTTGTACAATCTGTCCATACATTTTCACTATTCGAAATAAATTGATCATACTCTTGCCAAAATGTAAGACTTGTGTTTTCAAAGTTTAATTTTGTATGAGTTGCTAATTTAAGATAATCCGAAGTTGAATCCGCATCGAAATAAATAAATGCAGTATTAATACCGCTTCCTGTAGCCATTGATGTAAGAACTTGAGAGGAAGTTGCTGCAGTCCCTTGATTTGCATTATTAACTTTTGTGTTTGGAGCACCATGAGATTGTATTGCCCAGTCTGTTTCAGTGCTTACACCGCTAAATTTCTTAAACGAAAAACTAGTTCCGCTTTCAGAAAATTTTATGTTTGCTCGAACTCCTTCAGGTACTCCTTCTGCAGTTCGAGAGCAAGAATGAGCAAACTTATCATTTACATCTGCAGATTGCCATTTAATTCTTGATTTTTTACCGTACTGAGTAAAAGTTTGAACTCCAAAGCTGTATACACCATTTGGAATTCCTGTAAGCTTTACGACTTGTTGTTCAGGATCGTTTACGTGTATTAACTCTGTTCCGTCAGGAAGTTGTGGTTCAATATGAACATCAAACCCTCCAAGAGAGTCAAATAAGGTTCCATCTTTGTTACGAGGAGTTTCCCATTGTATTGTTAATTCTTCTAGTTCTGATCTAAAATCAGGAGTTTGAAGAACATATACAGATTCGGGAGCAGGACAAAAATCTCCTTCAGGAGGTCTCACAGGATCTTGCTCTATAATCGAAAAATCTTTATCGATTGCATCAAACTTCGCATTATAAAACTCTACGCCTTGAATTGCAAAAACTCCATCTTTCTCTTCTTTTATACCTAAAACTTTATATTCTTTGTAGGAAGCGGCTGTTTTTAGACCTTTATACTCTTCTTTTATAGCCCATACTGTGCTAGTAGGAATAGTACCAGAAAAAGCACTTCCAATGGCTATTTGAGTAACACCATTTACAAGAGAAACATTTGAAGAAGTAAACGCTTTAGTTTCCACATGAGTAGAATTTCGAAACTCTACATATATATCATTTCCTGAATCATCTTGTATATTTGTTATATTTTTTCTAACCTGCTCATCGGAATCATTTGCTCCGATTAGCTGAGTAGAAGTGCCCCCAATTTTTGCGTAAGTAACTTCGTCGCCTTGATTATAGGTATAGGTATTTCCACTATGAGTTACTTGAACTGACTCATTTTGGCTCAAAACAACAGTTCTTTTTGTAACCAATAAAGATAAATTATAAGCATAGTCTGACCCAGAACCAAAAGAAAACGCTTCTGCTTCTCCTCCGTCAACTCTTGCAAGATCGGAAGCAGTTTCTACATCTCTATCTAAACTAATTGCAGAGTTTGAAGACGCTGTAATTCTACCGCTAAAAGTTACTCCTGTGTCACTTTCATTTTGCACATTTATAATATCCCCAGGAACTAAAAATGCAGCATTTATTGACGTTTTAAAACTAATAATTTCTGTTTGGTTTATAGAAGTCCAGGCTTTCCATCTTCCAAATCGAATAGCCTGCCCTTCGGAAGTACATCCAAATGCAGTAGCTTTTGAAGGGATTATATGACCTACTTTAAGTATGTTTTCCCTGTCCTCTATAACCAAAGGCTCCAGCTTATATGCTGCAGTAGGATTATTCCACAAAACAGTAAATTGATTAGCTCTAGTTCTGCCTGCAGACGTTTGAGTAAGTATGCTATCTTCAACTATATTTGCTTCTGAAAAGTTGTAAATAGGAGTAGCAGGAGCATCTTGAACTGCAAGCATTTCTCCATCCAACCAATACAAGATACCTCTAAATATAGTTGCCATATCTTTAAGCACTTTATATGCTGCGGTAGCTTTTGTCAAATAAAGATTAGCTGTAAATCTTGGCTCTGTGCCTCCATTTGGGGCGGGCACTAGTTCATCGCAATATTTTGCAATTTTATACAGTTGAAACTTATTTATTTCAGTAGAACGTAGATAATCTCCTAAACCATATCTATTATTTGTAAGTATATCATAAAATACCCAGGCAGGATTATCCGTATAGTATCTATCCTTTACAAGATTACTTGCATTAGTTGTAGTTCCTTCGTCACTAAACTCACCATTCCATATACCTGTGTATGTTGCAACCCCTGTTGCTGAGAGGTGCCTAGGAACATAATTAGAAGGCACTTGTACTCGTAAACCTCTTACTAGATACGCTCTTTTTGGGGGATTTGGAAAACTTTTTGAGCTAAAGTTTACAGAAGCTACCGCTGTGTGAGGGTAAGAAAGTTTTTCATTAATTGTACAAATAATTTGAGCTATTTTTACAGCATTCACAACTACGGCTAAGTCTGTTGATGCAGTTGGGCCCCGTGTTAAATAATGTCCCGTATTACTTGCATCAACAAGAGGGTTCATGCTTTGACCATTTGGAGTTAGACGAGTAATACGTAGCCTTAAATCTCTTAATGTTAAATGAGTTTGAACAGGAATTCTAACAGTATATGCAACGGCGGTTTTCTTCGTAGAGAATTTTTTCCAATAGTCAAAGGTATCTCCTGTCAAATCTTCCCAGTCTGTAGGGTTTGATCCGCCTGTTTGAGAGCCTTGTACTTTAATATTAAAAGCTGCGCCGTCTGCTCTATCCTTTCCTTCGTTATTTGTTGAAAAATGACCGCTAGGAAACTCAAATTGAATTTTTATTTCATCTATTTCATTTATTTGTGCGCCTGATACAGTATTACTAAGGACTATGGTTTTTTGTACCATTCCTGCAGAAATCCCCGCAGTTAGCTGTGCCTCAGTAGGATAACCTGCACTCGCAGATGTAGGGTAGGAATTTGTAGTATCAAATATTTCCATATCATTTGCTGATAAAGTTAAAGGAAAGCTTGATACTCCTTGGCCTGAAAGCTGGTAAAGGGGTTGTTGATGAAGTTCACCAACACGGAATTCCAAAGAAGAACCTGGATACTTCTTATTCTTATCTGGACTATTTACGGATACTTCTGTTGTTGAAGCAGTATTTTGTTCATCACTTAAAGAAAACTTTTTACTTGTGATTGTAAGACTATTACTTTGTCTAGGAATATAAATACTTTTCTTTCCTGTACTTGAATCTGCCTTTATATCTACTTTAAAAATTCTATCTATAAAAAGATCAGCATAAACTTCATTTGATCCAGATACAAAAATATCTTCCTCTACTAAGTGAAAAGGAAAAGCAAAAAGTTTAAGTTCGGCTCTTTTTGCCAGACCAGTGCTATCAACAGTTTGAAAGTTATTTCCAAACAACCGAACTATACAACCTTCTAGCTCCGCCCCAGAGTTTGCTCGTAATCTTACATTACACTTTAAGTTTTGATTATTATTTGCTTGATGGTTATTAGGAGATATTTGAGATTGAGAAAAAAAATCAACATCTTGATTAGAATCATTTACTGCTGTAATAAAACTTCTAGCCCACTCGCCAGTTCTAAAAGCTTGTCCTGATCTATTATCTTCATTATAGACATATGCATGTACTAATTTTACTTTAGTTGACTGCACTGAATGAACTCTTAACCAGCGGTATGCTTGTCTTGTAAAAGTTTCATCTAAATTATCAAAAAAAGCAGTAGTACCACCTTTATCAGCATGAGTACACGTAACAGGACCTATGCCACTAGACGAGGCAGGAACACTAATAAATGCGGGCTCCCCATAATCTTCTGTTGGTTCTGGAGCTTTTACAAAAGGGCTATGAAAGATGGACCGTTCTTTGTCTTCTAGAGTATCTCCGTCTAGGTATACCGAACCCTCCCCATGAACTAAACCCTCTATTGGGCCTTCTGAGATTAAATCGGTTATAGTAATTTCTTGAACATCAGAACCAAGAAGCCCACGGTCTTTAAGAGCCTCAGTTTGACTATTATTCCATTGGTTGTAATATTCTGGAGGTATATTAATTGACATTTTTAGGTCTCTAGTCCTGTTGAAGGCTTGCGAATAATATTTCCTCTTTCATCTGGTACACTTGCATAAGTTCCGTTTGCATTTTGTATTGATTGATCTGCAGTACCTTTATTTACTAAATCGAAAGTAATTGGTTGACCAGGAACTCTTAACTCTCCATATAGTATGGGTACAGGGTATCCTTCAGGAGTAGTTTGTTCTGCACCTTGAAAAAGGTATCCGTCTTTATTTTGTTCAGTGTTGTCTGTATCTGGGTCGGGCATCATCATTTCTGCAATACCCATGGATGCCAGCATTATACCTCCAGCAAAAAGAGCTTTAGTTAAAAAAGTAGCCAAACTACCAGTAGGATCAATTAAAAAACTTGCTACAACCATTATTACACCTATAATTGTTTTTAATGCTCCAGAAGATCCCACGGGAACTGGAGTAATAACTATATCTCCTTTATCCAAAGGTAATATTAGCTCTCTGTCGTCTTCTACATAGTTATCTGCAATTTTTACTGTGAATTCAATATCTCTATCGCCTGAATCAATAAAGTATTTTTTTACTCCATCAAAGTTTGCATCAAGAAATTGTATAACTTCACCCACGCTTTCTGCGCATACTTCAAGTACCCGCCCATACTTATGACCTAGTTCTCCCTCTAAATATACTTTACGCAACATAACGGTAAGCTCCTTCTAAATGTTGGTACCAAAAAGGGTACAAGTTTTCTCTGCATGATAATCTATTAACTGCATGATGATAAAAAATGTCATTTCCAATATAAACTCCACAATGATTATTTACCTCTTCTTGCACTCTAAAAATAAGCACGTCGTTTTCTTTTAAATCTGATAAATCTACTGGCTGACCGTTCCAATGTTTTGCCATCTTATCCGTAAAATAGTCTAATCCTTTATCATACCAGCTATCTTCAAAAGCGGCTCTTGGGGGAATAGTTATATTTTTTGTTATAAGGTAGTCTCTCATAGCTTCAAAACAATCCATAGTACCAAACTTATATTCTCTTCCAAAAAGATCTGTATAATTATTTTTTGGCTGTAAAATTTTTAATTCCATTTCTGGATACCTAAAAATATAATAAGGTATTCCTAAAGCATTGCATTGTTGTATATCTGTTTCTCCTGGTTCAGGGGAAGCATCTATATGATTATGAACTATACCTACTATATCACTTGTTAGTAATATATTCATGTACTCATCTGAGTCCATAATAAAATCATCATTGTTTTGTGCAATATTCTTAACGGGAAACCATTGTTTCTTGCCTTTTACAACTGCTAGAACACCACAACCTTCTTTTGGGTATTCTTTTTTAAAATGTTTTTCTATTTCTTCGTACAGATGCATTATCTAAATTTCCTGCTTCCTGGAAAGCCCCCGAAAGGAAGAGGTATAGTAGTAGTAACATCAACACTTGGAATAGTATTTTGTCCAGTGCCAGCATTTTCTTTTCTCTTATATTGATACCTTTGTCTGCAAGATTTTAAAGACTTTCCGCATATATCAGCCCTTGCCCACTGACCTGCTGTAGCCTCTGGAGTAATACCTGTACTTGTAATAACAGATCTAAATACAGTAGTGGTATCTTGAAAATCAAAAGTTGTATCATTTTTCGATAGTGCGCTTGAAACAGGGTGAACTACATAGTCGTTTCTTTTTGCATCTGTTGCATGTGTTGAATAAGTTTCTCCCGAAACCCAAGGTTCGTACACTCTAATTTGTCTCCAGTTTCCATTTGAAGTAGAGGGAACGGTACTATTTGATGCAATTTTAGACTGCCAATAGGTGTACCCGCTTCCTCCATCTGACAAAGCTACAAGATCGTCCTTTGCAAAGGTTGAACTTGTATTCCCAGGGTGCAGTTTTCCTGAAAGTATATTTGCAGGGCTACTTGAATTATGAATTAAGTATTTCCAAATGATTGGCTCATCATCTGTAGTAAAATATAAATTATATTTATATGCAACAATTCCAAGAGTAAAATTATATTCAGACGTACCAGGAATAAGAAGATTATCAAAATTTACACTAGTTCGGACACCACTATTTGCTGTCCATGTACACCCGCCTGTAGGAGTACTAAAAGTTCTTCCTTGGTAAGCCCACGGGCAGTACTTTCCTATTACCTGTCGTCCGGGTAGATTTACTTTTTCTAAATCAAAGGGGTTAGCTAGCTCAAAGATTACAATATCTGAAGTTTTTTGTTTTATTCGGTCAAATATATGAACTCTTTTCGGATACTCAACTACTGCTCGAGTGCTTACGTTTGAAGTATCTATATTTAAATATTTTTTTAAAGTTGATCGTTTTGTTATTCGTTTTCCAATTAAGTCTTCTAGTTTGAAGTTTGCAATACCATCTATACCTCCATCATTTGCATTTTGAAATATAGATGACTTTCTTAAAATTGAATCAACATTTGCAATAGTTAATGTTGGACGATTTTGAACCCCTTCTGTATTTATAGAAAGATCTGTCATCTCCATAGGTAAAGCATAATAAGTATTTCCATCAAAAACAATAGGAGAGTAATCTATTGGGGAAATACCTGGCCCTGTTACTTCGAAGCCCACGGAAAGATCGGTTGTGTTATTTAAAGTAATTGTATTAGTATTTGGGTTACTTCCCGATACGGTTTTTGTTATTGATGTAGCACTACCGTCTTGAGAATTCGTTCCTGTAAATGTTAATGTAGTTCCTGATCCTACACTTGTAAGAGCATTTACAGTAATAGTAGAGCCATCTATTTTTGATACTCGAATAGTATCGTCTACTCCTGGGTGTAGATATAGTGTAGTTGTCGAGTCAAATTCTACTTCGAAAAGCTCTACTAAAGGACTTGCTATCTCTAAAGATTGTATGTCCTGTACTAATAAATTGGGATTTTTGCTCATACTCCATAAACTCTTCTAAAAGTTGCCGATACATCATAATGATTTGCATTTGCGTATTTAATAGAGTATGTATCACATACTACTTTTATTGTAGATACAGGATTACCATCACTATCATTTGTACTACTATTTGAATCTGGTATTGTAAAAGAAAAACTTGTTACTCCTGCTTTATCCTCAAAAAATTTAACAATATCATCAGCAGCAGCCTTTTCCCTATTTTTAAATCTTAAACTATAAGTTTCTTCAATGCTATTTATTCCTACAGCACCTCTTTGCTCATATCCGTGTCCAAATTTTACCTTTCTAACTTTAGGAGTAGCTTTTCTTTGCAGGTCATTATCAGGACGAATTGTAGCCGTAGTTATATTAGTGCCAGAAATTTCAAATCCAATATCAGCCATTATGCCGCTCCATAGGGGCTAAGAATACCGCCTGCCCGTTTTTGATTCATTAACTCTTCTTGAACTATTGCTGAAATTCTTTCCCCAAGAGCCGTCGCCTCTCGTGAGTCACTTTCTGTATCTGTTGTACCTATTCCATCACCATTCATATTTACTGTTACAGCCACATTATTATTTTGCGACCCAAGTCCACCACCACGAGGCATAGTTACTGGTATTGATTTTCCGTCAGGTAAAGGAACTACTGCTTCAGTTCCATGTAATATTGCAGGGTATCCTGATTGAGCACCTCTTGCAATTCCTCCTGTCGCATATCCCATAGGAGGATATATTCCCGAACGGCCAAAGCCAAAGAAAGAAGCGATTGCTGAAAAGAATCCTCCTCCGCCCGATGTCGCCTGTGCAGTAGTATTCGCTATAACGGCAGCAGTATTTGCACTAGTGGAGAGATTATTTATTCTATCTAGGATAAACTCTCTTATTTTTGATGCTTTCTCCCAAATGAACTTAGCTTGTTGAAAAATCATAAGTGCTGCCATTATTTTCTGCAATTTCTGTCCTGCCTTACTATTTCCCATCAAAGAAGTCACTGCCAGTCCAAGACCTACTACATTCTTTGCGGTTTCACCTGTTAATTTATCCATAATACTTGAGTTTTCTTTTATTGCCTCCGATTGAGCATCTTCTGCTTTCTTAGATGCTGTAGTTTTATCTCCTGCTCCTAAGGCAGCAGCGGGATCTACTCCTGTGCTTGCTAGTGGGTCCTCTACTATTTTAACAGGTGTTGGATTTGCATCATCAACAATTTCATTTACTTTCTCGGGAAGTCCTGGCCCCATATTCCTCAGTCTTTCCATGTTTTCAGCTGAAAAGTCGTCCGCACCTGGAAGAGAGGGTTCTACACTAGGATCTGTTGTTGGGGTATCTCCTCCGCTATGCCCCATACAGGCAGAAGAAGAGCAAGCCTCTTTTATAGCCTCAGAAAACCTATCTGCAGTTTCATCCATTGATGTTTTAAATTTTTCTGCTCCGCTTGCTAATGCGGATTCAAGTGACTTACTTGCTTCTGTTCCGCCACCTTCGATTTCCGTTTTAACTTTAGCTCCTCCGGCTTCATGAGCCTCTACAAGTAGTCTTGCGTTTTTCTGGGCTTCTGTCTCCATGCCGAGAGCACCCATAATATCTGACGTAATTCCTTTTGCAAAAGCATCTATCATGGAATCAACCACACCTTTTGCAATTCCTAAAAGTGCGTCTTTTAAGCTACTTTCTTCGCCTTTAAGTAGTGCAGAAATAGAACTCTGTAACCCTGTTTCAAAAGCTTGCTTTCCTGCTCCTAACACTTGAAACCCAAGTTCTTTTTGTTCTTCAAGAAGTTTATTTTGTTCTTCAAGCTGCTCTTTTTGCAACCTATAACTGTTTACCGTTTCATCTGCGGTATTTTTTGAAAGCTCTTGGGCAGTATATATGTCTAAGTTTAGTTGCTCTATTCCTCTTAAATTATCTAAAATTTTCTTATCTATGCCTAAGCTTTCTCGTTGTAATGCTGTTGCTCCATGCAGGGCTGCATTAAATGCTGTTTGGTCTTTTATTTTTTGATTATTGATTCTTATTTCTTCATCGGCAATTTTGTCAAGTGTAACTAGATAACCTTGTAGCTCTGTTGTTTGCTTTGTTATTTCAGCTGTGAGTTTTTTCTCGTTTCCTGCTCTCTTCTGGAGTACATTATAAGATTTAATTTGATCTTCTATAAGAGTTTGTAAACTTGAAACTTTTGTAGAGTATTTAGTAATTCCATTTATTGCTTGTGTAAACTGTTTTTCAAGCTCTTCTTGTTGTTGAATTAAGAAACTCGCTTGTCTTCCTGTTTCTATAAATCCGTCTCCAAGCTCCTGTATTGCATCAATTTGTGCTTGAGTAGGCTCTTTTCCCGCAACCAGTGTTGCTTGAACGTCTTTTAAAGTCTGTCGATATTCTTTTTGAGCATCATTTAATCCTCCATTTTCTGATAAAGAATTCATTAAGTTAAGTGCTTGATTTATAGCAGGCTGTAATTTTCTTCCTAGCTCTTCGCTTGCTTGCCCAACTTCCGGTAGACCTTCTTTGAATAATTTTATTTCTTCCCGCATTTTCCGCAAGTTTTCAAGTTGGAGTTGTTCCTCAGGGTTAAGACCAGGTCCGCTTGACCTTGTGCCTCTTCTGGTTTGCTTTGTTCCACCCCCCTCTCTTGCTTCTAAGTCAGCTATATTTGACGCCTTTAATTGTTTTTCAAGGTCAGCATTTGTTTTTTGTGCAGTTAAATTGCCATCCGAAAAATCTCTCATAGCCTGAGCAGCATCAGTCACATTCTTAGTTATTCCTTGGAAGAAGTTTCCTTGTGCTTCCAACGCTTTTAAGGCCGTGCCTTCTTTTGCTAATGATTTTTGTACGTCCACAAACTTTTCGTACTCTTCATTTACAATGTCAAGAGAGTCTCCAATATCTGAAAAAGATTGCTCTAATTTTTTAATCTCAGGACTTTCTTTGAAAAACCCAAGAGTCTTCGCAAACTGCATAGAAAGTTCATATGCAAGTACGAGCATACCTATCCAGCCTGCTGCTCGGAAAATCTTCTCTGTTCCACTTGAAAACTTTGCAGCAGCACCTTTCATGGCAGCCATTGTCGCAGCCCACTGTGCTCTCATCTTTGTCATTTGAACACTTGCACTTGCTGTTATCTTTCTCCACCCCATGCCTACTTTTTCACTGAAAGTCATGTAGCCTCTTTCCATAGTTCTTAAAGTAGTAAGGTAGTCTGCAGCTTGGCGTTTGTTCATTTTTCGTATTGCACCATTTCCTGCTTCTGCATGGCGCAACATCTGGGAAATACGTCTTTTATCTTTTTTTAACGTTTCTGCATTTCCAGTTTGTAACATTTCAAGACCGCTTCCTTTTTTAGCGGGTCCTGCGGCTGTAGCAGCACCCTGAACACCTGTTTTCTTTTCTAGCTTTTTCTGTGCCCTTTCTAAATCCTCGATGTCTTGTTTTGCTTGTTGGTATGCGTCTCCTGCGTCGGCTGCAGCTTGTTTTGATTTATCTGCCCAGTTATCTAAGCCTGGAATAATTGCTTTTATTATAGGAACGGCTAAGAGTCCTAACGCAGCTGTTAATCCAGTTATATTCTCTGTTAAAAAGGCTGCCGTAGGTTCGGATATTGCATTTATAAAAGTTTTTACTTTTTTCATTACTCTATCAAACTCGATACCGAGTCGAGAGATTGCATTCACCTGAATATCTGTTGCTTTTGCTACTTCACCATACTTAGTTTCTAACTGGGTCTGAACTTCTGAAAAAACTGCTTGTTTCTTTTCATAGTTTGTTAAGTCTTTTGCTGACTTATTTAATTTAGCCGCGTAGTTTTCTTGGGCATCAGCAAGACGTAGTGTAATACCTAATTCATCTAAGAGTTCTGGTTCGGCTTTTGTTACACCTCGTACCAAACGATTAAAAGAGTCTGTAACATCTCTTCCGAGTATTTTTGATAAGTTTCCCGCACCTGCAGCCAGCTCTTCTATCTGACCAGAGCCGAGTCCAGAAGCAATACCTATGGAAGCAGCTTCAGAAGCCGCCTGAAACGATAGCATTTGACCAGAAGCATCTTGAATATTTTTTGTTAAACTCTGCATTCCTACACCCGTTGCGGCTGTAAAAGCAACTTGAGATTCTTGCATTACACGAAAGTCTGCGGCTCTTTGTAGGAATTGAAAGGCTGCAGTAATAGCAAAGACATTGGAAGCAAGAACAGCGTACGCAGGAACAAGAGTGCCTGTCATACCTTGTGCCATTTTTGAAAAACCTTTTGTAGAGTTAGCAGTCATGTCTGCTGTACCCTTCAAATTACGATCAAGAGTTTTCGCAGATTTTCCTGTTCTTGTTCCCGCTTTCCCAGCATCATCAAGGGCAAGACCTAGTTTTTTGGCACTGACAGCCACTCTCTGCATAGACCCGCCATCAGAGGTTTGAATATCAATATATACTGTATCTTTTTTTGCCATTAGCCCTTTACATTATGAGTGTAGTTTTTACCACTCGCTTGCTGACGTTTTCGTTCATCAGCTTTCCTTTTTCTTTCCTGTTCTTGTGCACGATCTTGTACTATTATGCCTTCATACATTTTCATAAAATATAGTACAACTTTCTGATCGTCTATTTCAAATAACTTAAATAGCGTATCTATATGGCTCCAGTTTTTCCCCATGTATGAACCAGAAGCGCCGTCCCATACATCAGAAAGGTAGCCATATACAAAAAATGCCACTTGAACCTCCGCAGGAAATGCAGAAGACTCGAGTGGCATTCTTTTAGGGTCTGGTTCTTCGCCTAACTGTTCACAGATAAGTAAATACTTTTCAACATCAATAGATGTTTTCTCTTTTACATATCTTTCAAGTAGAGCTTGTACTTCCTCTACTTGCTCCCAGTAAAATTTTCTAGGTCACCTACTGTTTCTGTAACCCACGAATCAAAGTCCGCAGCGTTTTTCATAAGCAGCTCTGCATTATCTTGTGTCCAAGGCAACTCATCATCTGGTTCAAAGGAAGAAACATCTACCAAAAGAAGCTCTTCTAGGTAACGATATTTTAGTCCTTTCCAACCTTTAATTACAGCTTTACAATACTCAATTAGAAATTTATCCTCGTCCAGTTCTTCTTCTAGCTGTCGGGTCTTTTTATTCCATTTATTAGATAAGCACCGTTTACGTAACTTAACTAACTCCTCTCTTGCTAGATAACACAGATCAACTGCCATTCCTGAATAACCAGGAAAGTCACAAGATACTGTTTTACTTGGAGTCATAAGACTCGCTAATGATACTGGCTCTTTCTTTGGTGTTGCTGTTTGTGTCATGCGAATAAATCCCTATTTAAAAATTAAATTATACGGTATAAGAGACGAAATGTCAAGAATTATTTTTGTGGGGTGATAAGTGAAGGGGCCGAAGCCCCTTACTTATTATGAATACGTGGCTGGTGCGTAGTATTCGATGTTGGTCAGTTCGTTTGCTGAACCAAAGTCTGATGGTAATGCGTGGAAGTTACTTTCAAGTGAGATTACGTCTTCTACCTGATGAGAAGGCACCTCGAAGTGAACATTCGGCATTGTAATTACCAACGAAGGTGTTCCTGCTTGCGCAGATCCACCAATCTTTAGTGTAACAGCAAACTTATTTACAACCTGC